GTTTTGATGCCTACGGCGTTGCCGTTCGCGCCGGTGCCATCACGCCATCGGCACTGGACGAAGAAGCGTTCCGCCGTGAGGCCAATTTGCCGCCGATGAACGCTCCGATCCAGCGCGCATGGCAAGAAGATGGCGGATTCCGAAGGCCGATCACGCTTTTGCAGAAAGCAGCCGCCGCCGTTGGCATTGCGCCACAGCAAAACGCCATCAATCAAGAAGCGTTGAAGTAATCAAACGACTATGGCGACGATCAACGGCACCGAGATCGACCTGCGCGCCAACGAAGGCATGCGCGTCGAGGCACGCCGCTACCGTCAATGGAAGGCTGATGGCCGACAAGGAGGCACAAGCGTGGCACGCGACAAGGCACGCCAGATCCTTTCCGGCCAGGACATCCCTGCCGACTGGGTGATCGAGATGTCCGCTTGGTTCGCTCGTCACGAAGTGGACAAGCAAGGTCAAGGATTTCGACAAGGCGACGAAGGTTATCCATCACCCGGTAGAGTCGCATGGGCCGCATGGGGAGGTGATGCCGGGCAGGCATGGTCAAACCGAAAAGCCGCGCAGATCAAAGAACTAAGAGAACAAGAACCATGAGCATCATTTCAATCGAGAACAAGTCGGGCAAGATCCGGCTCAAGGACGCAGTTGTGCAACCCGTGATGGACGATCTGATCGAGCAGATCGGACGACTTTTCGGTGCCAGCGCGGCACAATCCGGCGAGTACACCGGAGAGCTAACCAACTGCCTTGAGAACGCAGTGGATGAACTGGAAATCGAGATCCACAGTCCGGGCGGCTCGATCTTCGACGGATTCACGCTCTACAACGAACTGCTTGGCCTTCGCCAGCGTGGCGTGAAAGTCACCGCGACAATCAACACTCTGGCCGCGTCGATGGCATCTGTGATCGCCATGGCAGCGGATGTGATCCGTATCGTGCCGAATGGGCAGATTATGATCCACGAAGCTCAAACTGGAGTGCGCGGAACTGCCGAGGATCTTCGCAAAGCCGCCGACCAAGCCGAGCGGATGAACGTTCAACTGGCGGAGATTTACAGCAAGCGCACTGGCATGGATGAGGAGGAGGTGCGCGAGATGATGCGCGCCGAAACTTGGTTCGATGCAAAGTCTGCCATGGAGAAAAAGTTCGCTGACGAGATCGTCAGTTTTGACAGCCCATCGAATGCGATGAGCATTCTCGCCAAACTTTTCCCAGGCAACGATCAAGTTGCTCAACTTGAAGCGCAAGTCGCCGAAAACGATACCTTGCGTGCTGAACTGATCGAGGCACAAGCCAAGGTCAACGAATTGACCGCGCTTGCCGAAGTCAATGCCAAGCTGCAAGCCGATCTGACCGAGGTGTCTGAGAAGGCCACCGCACTTGAGGCAAAGGTTTCCGAATTGGAAACAGTTGCATCCACCTCGCAAGAAGTCGTTGCCAACAAGGCCGCGGAACTGCTCGCCGCTCAAGGTCACGGAGGTGCCGTTGCTCTGGCCACCGAATCCAATCAAGCCGCGCAGACTCTGCTCGACCAGTTCGCCGCGCTCAAAGGCGAAGAAGCCACCGCGTTCTTCAATCAAAACCGCACTGCCATCCTTGCCGAGCAAGGCCGCTATCGCGTCTGAACCATCACCCAATCCCACTAAACAACCATGGCTACTATTGCCCTCAACGACAAGATCTTCACCCAAGTCGCTCTCCAAGCGTTTGTGGCGAAGCTCGCTCCGCTCAACGCATTCTCGCGTGACTTCTCGGCTGACACGTCCCGCAAAGGCGACGCCGTCATCGTGCCGCTGATCTCGGGCGTGACCGCAACGACCTTCAACAACAGCTACGAAGTCGGTGGCGGTGCGATCAACTTCGCGACCGTGACGATGGACAAGCACCGCATCGCTTCGGTGGACCTCACCGATGTGCAGGTCGCCAACAGCTCTGCCGCTGTTCTCGACAACCTTGCCATCCAAGCCGGTGAAGCTCTTGCCAAGATTGTCCTTCAAGATATCTTCTCGGTCATCACCACCGCCAACTTCGGTGCCGCGCTGCTGACCACTGCTTCGGCCAACTACACGATCACCCAGATCGGCGCGCTTCGTAAGAAGATGGCCCAGAACGACGTGCCGACCGATCGTCTGTCGTTCATCTCGGACTGTGATATCTACACCGCTCTGCTCACCAGCTCGGGCGTTGCTCAAGCTCTGAACTACGGTGGTGCCGAAGCTGTCCGCGACGGTCAGATCCCGCGCTTGCTCGGTGCCAGCATCTACGAGTCGAACGTCATTCCGGCCAACGGTCTGACCAAGCTCGGTGGCTTCATCGCTCACCCGGACTCGATCGCTCTTGCGATGCGCTACCTCGCTCCGCAAGCTCCAGGCGAATACCTCGCCGCCGAGCAAGTGGTGGCCAGCAACGGCATCTCGATGGGTTATCGCCGCCACTTCAACACCGCGACCGGTAAGCACTACGCGAACTTCGAGTGCTTGTTCGGATTCACCCCGGCGTTGACCCTCGGCCTCGCGCTTGTGACCGTCCCTGCCTAAACTTAAGAGGCATCCAAAGACCCGCTCTAGCACACGCTGGAGCGGGTTTTTTATTGCCTTGATTGCACAAAATGCCACTTTCCAGTCGAAATGAAGCTGTCACTCACCGTCATCACGGGAAACGCAGAGCAATACATCGGGCGATTCCTCGATCACTTCCAGCACATTGCCGATGAGATCGTTGTCGTGCGAGCGTGCGGCGATCAAGAACCAGACAACACGCTGCTGATCGCCAAAGATCGCGGGTGCATCATCGGAGAATATTTCAACCAAGAGGAAACTGGACACTGGCCGCACGTTGACAACTTCGCGGCAGCACGAAACAAGGCCGCATCACTTGCGACTGGCAACTGGCTTGCATGGGCTGATACTGATGACATCATCAGCAAGGAATCGTGCAAAGGCATGCGCGAGATGCTCGCTCAACTGGCCGATGATATCGACATCGTGCTTTGCCCATATGAAGTGCCAGACGACGGCATCACCCACAACCGCGAACGCTTCTGGAGGAAAGGCCGCGCCAAGTGGAAGAATCCAATCCACGAATGCCTTGAAGTCGAGAAGACGCAAAAGGCTGCGCGCTTCGACAACGTGGCAGTCGTCCACATGCCGATCGGGCCGCGCAAGGCTGAGAACAACGAGCGCAATCTTCGCATCCTTGAGCAAGTGCCACTGGAGGATCGCACCGCGTCGCAACTGTTCTACACGATGCAGGCGCAGCGCAGTTGCGGCAACGTAGAAGGCGCGATCCAGTCTGCACAGGCACTCGCTGCCGCCGAAGATGCTGGTCTGCCAGAACGCTATGAAGCCTTTATCTTCCTTGGTCAACTTGCTCCTGACCCTACAACTCGCGCGCAGCTCTACCTTCAGGCTGTCGCCGTCGATCCTTCGCGCAGGGAGGCGTATGGGGAACTGTGCTTACTCTCGCTGGCGTCCAACCGATTCGACCAGGCACTGGCATGGAGCGACGCAATGTGGGGACTCAAGAAACCGCGCCATTGGTATTGGAACAGCCGCCGGAAGTTCCACTCATGGCTTGGCGTTCAGCTACGAGGCATGGCCCTGCGCGGCGCCGGAAGGCCCGAGGAGGCATCTGCGCTGGAGTTGAATCACTTCATCGAGAACGGAGCGAAGATCTCGCTCCTGCACGCTACACGCGGCAGGCCGAAGCAAGCATGGCTTGCTCGCCAGACATGGCTGGACAAGGCGAAGAACGCCGACGCTATCGAACACATCTTCGCCATTGACTACGACGACGAGATGGCTGGGCCGTTCATCTGCTGCCGCCACGTCCAGAACCGTGGAGCCGGTCCAGTCGGAGCATGGAACGAAGCCGCGAAGGCATCGAATGGACAGATCCTTGTGCAGATGTCGGATGACTTCGATCCGCCGATGTACTGGGACGAGATGATCCTTGAGGCCATCGGCGACACCAGTAAGCCGAAGGTGCTGGCGGTGAGCGACGGCAATCGCAAGGACGATCTCCTTTGCATGGCGATCCTCACTCGGGCGAGATACGAGCAGCAGGGCTATTTGTTCCATCCCGAGTTCTTCTCGATGTACTCGGACAATTGGTTCAGCGAGCAGGCATTCAAGGATAGCGTTGTCATCGACGTGCGTGACAAGATCACGTTCCAGCACAATCACCCGGCATTCGGCAAAGGTGAGATGGACGAGACTTATTCGCGCAGTAACTCGCAGGACAATTACCATCGCGGTGAATGCACGTTGAAGCGACTTCAACAAGGCATCATCACCGCATCAGACGTTGAAGGATGGTGCGACTATCGCGCCTTTTATCACGCCGTCGCCAAGGCATTACCAGACGGCGGAAAGTTTGTGGAAATCGGCAGCTGGATGGGCCAATCCATTATCGTTCTCGCGCAGGAGATCCAGAACCTTGGCAAGTCGATCAAGATCTATTGCGTGGACACGTGGAAAGGTGAGCAGAACCAAGAAGCGCACCTTGATATTGTTGCCTCACACGGCGGAAGCATCTTGCACGTTTTCAAAAGCAACATCGAGGCTGCTGGAGTTGCCGACATGATCACGATCGTTGAAGGCGACAGTGCCGAGATGGCGTCCGAGTTCCTTGATGGCGAACTCGATGGCGTCTACATCGACGCAGCGCATGACTACGACTCGGTGACAAAGGATCTGGCGGCATGGTTCCCGAAGGTGAAGGAAACCGGCATCTTCTCGGGCCACGATTACCCATGGCACGAAGTTAACCAGGCAGTCCATGAACATGCCGACGCCAACGGATACGATGTCCAAGGCATCAATCGCGTGTGGCTTAAAATCAACAAACAATGAGTGCAGGCAAAGGCGACAAACCAAGGCCAGTTGACGGCCAAAAATTCCGCAGCAATTACGACGACATCTTCCGAAAAAATGAGCAAGCCAATCCTATCCATTCTGACGCCATCCGTTCCGAGCCGCGCGTTCAGCGTCTCAAAGCTACAAGACGAGATCGCAAGTCAGACTAGGCACGCCGGAACCGTCGAGCATCTTGTGCTTGTGGACAACAAGGCGCGGTCAATCGGACTGAAACGGCAGGCACTGCTCGACATCGCGCGCGGCGAATACATTGCCTTTGTGGACGACGACGATGCGATCCTTGGTGGCTACGTCAACGCGATTTTGGATGCCGCCAAAGGCAAGCCGGATGTGATCACATTCCGGCAGCGAGCGATCTACAACGGACAGCAATCGGAAGTCGTCTTCGGCGTGGAGCATCAAGACGAACCGTTCACGCCTGGCGGAATCACCAAGCGTGCGCCGTGGCACATCTGCGCGTGGCGGCGGGAGTCTGTCGCCCAGTGCCTTTTCGGCAATACGAACTACGGCGAGGATCTCGTTTGGGCGAAGCAGGCGCGCCGCATGATTCAAACGAGCGTTCACATCGACCAGTTGCTCCACGAATATCGGCACGACCGCACGACGACCGAGGCACCGGAAGGTTGAATAATTTGTGAGCAGTCGGCAGAATCACTTACCGGATGACTGGCATTACCAATGTGATGCACACTAGCACATCGAGGTCTGGAGAGGAACCACATTGAAGTGATAGGCAACCCCTATAGCAATGCCTCGTAACCTTGGAAACCCGGATTCTGAAAAGAGGATGCATACTCGTCCCGACTGCTCACTTTTTTGGTAAGGTTGACATCACAGCGAGGATGTGAGCATCCTCAACGATTTCTTGCTGTCGGGCAATGCCGAGATGGACAGCATCTTCGGCACGGTCACGATGGTCTGTGAAGGCCAGACGTTTTCCGTCGTGGAGAACGACAGCCGGAAGTCATACGAAGGCGCGCTGGGTGGACTTGAAAGCGACATCTCGATGATCGTGACCGCGCAGCCTGCCGATGTCACGAATCCGCGCTCGCTACTACAGAAACGCTGTACGGTGGATGGCTTGGCCTACCGCGTGGCCGAGGTGGTCACTGGTAAGATCGCCATCCACTTCACGCTCACCGACGCCAACGACAGCCGATGATCAAAGTGACCATTGACCAGCGATCGCTGGACAACTTCCGGCACGGCCTTGAGCTTTACAAGGAGCAGGTTGGGAAGACGCAACGTGAGGCCACGATTGAGTTGGCGCGTGCTGCCGCCAAGGAACTTGCGATCAAGATTCAGCCTTTTGGAATCAGCGCAAAGGCCGGAAAGAAGTTTGAAGGATCAATTCAAAAGCAAGTCTGGCGAGCGATCAAAAACTCCCAAGTGGAAGGCAGAGCTGAAACGATTGCACAAGCTCACGCAAATCGTAGAAACGCAAATGGCCAAGTTCCACGCGACATCATCACCCGTTCGCAATATCGGAAATCGCCTTACGAAGCAGATAACGTTCGTGAGTATGCTCTAAAAAAGGCCGCGAATGCAGGCTTGCTCAAAGGCGCATGGATTGCGGCAGGACAAGCACTCACCGGAAAGCCGATCACTGGAGTTGGCAAATGGGTTAAGCGTCACGCGAACAAAAATGGATCTGCTAGGGTGTCGGCAGATCCAACAACTTCGACCGTCTACATCACGAACGAACTTGATTACGTCAAGAAAGCGCAGCGAGATCAGTACATCAACAACGCACTTCGCACCGCCTACCGCAAGCAATACGCGCGGATGAGGATCGAGGCCAGAAAGACACTTGATAAAACCATCTGACCATGACCACCCAGGAACTTCTCAAAGACCGAATCAAGGCACGCATCACCACAGTTCTCACTGGCGAGTCGGTGACGATCGTGGATGGCACTCAGACCGCAGAGATTAGTCTGCCGACGATTTCCGTCGAAGTATCGTCGTCTGAAGCGCATTCGATCGCCATGGCCAAGGTGCAGCGAGTCGGCATGGAGATCACGCTCCGGCGGCACGCTGGCGACACATCCAGCGCAACGTGGACGGACAAACTGGAAACCGCGCTGAACAACCCGACGAACATCAAGGCACTGTCAACCGCGTCGATCCAGATTGACCACTGGCTTTATGGCGGCAACGAGCAGACGTTCGATGAGTCAACGGTCGAGACGAAGTACACCGGAGAAGCTCTTGCCTTCCTGCTTTGACATCCGCGAAAGGTTGCTATGGCAACCGCTTTCGGGACTTCCGCAACCTTCGGCCTCGTCACTGAGACCGGCATCATCACCGACTCGATCGGCTATTCGTATTCGCAGGAAAGCAAGGTCGTTCGCAACGGCACCGGTGATGTCACCGGAAAGACCTATTACGACGAGCGGGCCGAAGTCACAATCTCTGGATTCATTCCGACGAGTTCGCCGTTTGCTGGCACCATGGCCGCGACCGTGACGCTGGTCACTGCCATTCCAGACTACTTCAAGGGCAGTGCTGGATCTTCGACGATTATTGAGTCCGTCACCCGCACGCACTCCAACGAAGACTATCAGCGGATCGAAGTGACCGCGATGAATCACCCGTTGATCGCGTAAACCGCGATCCGGTGACAACGAAATGAAATGAAGTCGATCGTTCCACGATTCGAGATCACACCGCTGGACAGCCTGGACGCTTACACCGCGTCACCGAAACTTGCCGCGACGATCTACGCCTTCGACGTTCCGCTTAATCCGCACAACCCGTGGACGACAAGCGCGGGTGACGGCATCAACGGTGTTCGCGTCGTCTGGCATTTCCAGCAGACCGACCCGGCTGGAAACTCCCCTGGTGCTATCATCAAGCGATGGCACAACGCAGAGTGGTTGGCCTGCAATCCGAACCATCCGCTTTCAATCTGCCGCGAGGCATTCGATTGCCATGATCGTCTGATCGCCAGCATC